CGTCTTGACCGACGATCTTGTCAGCGTCACCACGCTGCAGACCGACGATGACGCCAACGGAACCTACGAGACCACGTGGACCGCTGGCACCGACTTTGTGCTGGCTCCTGCAAATGCTGCACTTGACGGCTTCCCATACACCGAGATTGACACGAGCGTCTCATGGCCGCGCAACTTCCCAAAGGATGTCTATCGCGGCGTCAAGGTGGTCGGCGTGTTCGGCTTCCCTAGCGTTCCAGCAGCCGTTGTGCAGTCTGAAATCATCCAAGCTGGAGCAGTCTGGTCATCGCGCACTTCGCCATTCGGCGTGATCGGATCGGCAGACCTCGGCGGCATCCTCCGTCAGGCACGAGCCCTGCACCCAGAGGCTGCACTCATCCTTGAGCCGTATCGGAAGCGCAGCGGCTTGGCTCGATGAACGACCTGACGATCCTTGACGCACTCGCAACTCGTCTGGAGGCAGTCACTGATCCTGCCGGATACACACTCCGCAAGGCATACGCCACACCACCAGAGAACCTGCCAGTCGTGCCGTGTGCCGTCCTCTTCCCTGGCGACGATGCAATCACCGTCGGCAACGGCAATCGCAGCACCGTCCTGACGGTCGCCGTCCGCATCTACCTCCTGCCGATCCCTCGGATGGATGACAAATACCGCGACCTCTACACGTGGCGCACGTGGCTACGGACGGCGTTTGATGGCGCCGTGACGATTAGTGGAAATGCCGTGCAGGTCGCAGTCACTGCGACTAGACTCGGCACAGATACCTATGCCGATCAGGATTATCTGACGGTTGAAGCAGATGCGGAAGTGACGGTCTTTGATACCGTGACCTTCACCGCGTAGAGCAAGGAGAACAGGACATGCCAAGCTACGGCGCAAAGGCTCTCACGCGAATCGCTACCGCGTCGCAGTCCGCGTTTGGAACTGCGGCCGCAATCGGCACAGCTCTCGGCGAGATCCTCTTCACGGAGACCACTGGTGCGCTTGACCTCGGCGTGACCGTTGACCTCGGAGAGACCACCTCAGTCGGCAAGCGAACGGCAATCCAGGCAACACGACCAACGATCACCGGCAAGCAGCCTGTGCTGACAATCGCCGAGGGTCCTGCGTCCATGCGAACTCTTCCACTGATTCTTGACTCAGTCGGCGCCTCAACAACTGGCGCTGGTCCATACACCTGGACGTGGTCACCAACACAGGGCGACGTCGACACACTCGTCTTCTACTCCTTCCTCGTTGAGGATGGCGTGCAGAAGTATCTCGTGCGTGACGCAGCTCCAACAGAGATCACCTTCTCGGCTGACGCGAACGGTCTGCTCCAGGCTGGCGCAACCTTCGCAGCAACGACTGCAGCAACATCCGCACTCGCCTTCCCAACGGCACTCCCAGCGCAGCCGATGCTCGCTGGACGCCTGTTGAAGTTGAGCACCGACACAAACTTCCCAGACAAGGCAGGCTCTGGCGCGACCGACTACACGTCGATCACCGCGTTCAGCCTCACGATCTCAACTGGCGTGGGCATGATCACAGCGCTTGATGGCAGCCTCACCGCTGCAACCGCCGCGCTGACCGGCTCGCTGGATGCGACGCTCACCTTGACGGTGGCGAGCAACTCAGCCGCTGGAACGACCTTCCCAATCACGGACATTGCCACGCAGAAGTATCTGCGACTCTTCGGCACGACGTCCGACAGCTACGGCGTGTGGATTCTCGGCTCATGGGAGATCGAGAACATCGTTCCGCTCTCGTCGGATCAGGACGGTCTCATCGTCAATGAGGTCACCTGCCGACTGGCGTACGACACGACCTCAGGCAAGTCGCTTGAGATCGTCGTTGATTCACCACTGAGCGCAGCGCCGTAATAGCAGCGCCGTAGGGCGCACGTAGGAGGGCAAGATGGACGTCGTACTAATCACCCTAGAGGGTGAGTTCGCAGGCTGGCACGCAGAGCTTCGCAAGAACGTCTCAGCGCGCATCCTGCTCGATCTAGAGTCAGGCAACGCAGGCAGAGCGCTGCAGGCGTTCTCCAAGATGGTCCTCAGCCACAACTTCAAGGGGCTTGATGGCAATCCCTGCGACGATGTGCTGGACGCTCCGGTGGATGCACTGACGCAGACGCTGGAGAAGTGGGGCAAAGGGAACCAAGCGGACCCCAAGTAAGGCTCGCTGCACGGCGCCTCGCAATCGGTCAATCGGTTGTGGTGCCACCAGAGATCATGTTCCACATTCTGGGTCAGAAGTTCGGCATGTGGCCAGATGAAGTGGCGAGCCTACCGCTAGATCAGGTGCTGCTCGCATGGACAATCCATACGGAGATGCAGCCGAAAGGGAAATGATGGCAAGTGGCGTCGTAATCGAGGGGAAGTTTGACAGGAACTACGATCAACTTCGGATCGGCTTCCTGAAGGGTTCCAATCCGAGCGCCTTCAAGCGCCTCATGACCTTCGCCACACTGAACGCAGCTCGCACGCTCCAGAAGCCGATCAAGGAGAAGGCTCCAAAGGGCGAGACTGGCAACCTGCAGAAGCAGATCAAGGCACGCAAGGCACGATTCAACAATCCAGCCGCCGTGGTAGGAATCAAGGGTGGTCGCAACGGCGTCTTCTATGGCTGGCTGGTCGTGGGTGGAACTGGAAGCCGCCGCACAACGAAGAACGGCATCGTCGCCGTCAAGCCGGTCAAGGCTCGACCATTCGTTGACGATGTGGTGAAGCGCAAGACCAACATTGACCGAGCCGTAGAATCGTACTCAAAGACCATCTCGTCGTTCCTCAATGACGAGCCGTTCCGAAATACCATCCTGAGATTCAAGAGAGGTAATCAACGCTGATGGCTGCAAACCAGACCGCAAACTTCGTCGTAAAGGCAAAGGATGCCGCCACAGGTCCGCTGGGCAAAGTTGGCGGCTCAATGGGCAAGCTGCGCCGCACGGCAGGCACAGCGTTCAAGGCGATTGCTGGTGCTGCACTCGCCGCCGCCGGTGCGATCGCCGCCTTCACAGCATCTGCCGTAAAGGGCGCTATTGAGGACGAGCGATCAGTCATCCTCACCAACGCCGCGCTCAAGGCGCGTGGCTTCGCGCTAGACGCACTGGCTCCGAAGATTGAGGAGCAGATCAAGGCGGCCCAGCGACTTGGCATCGCAGATGACAGGGTGCGCGCTGGACTAGAGGTTGGCTCACGATTCTTCAAGGATCAGACCAAGTTGCTCAAGGCAAACGAACTTGCCATGACCATCTCGGCTGCCACAGGTGAAGACCTTGAATCGGTCGTGGCAAAGATCGGCAAGGCGTCCAACGGATCAACGCGAGGACTCGCCGCGATGATCGGACCGATCGAGAAGGGCGCCAAGTTCAGCGATCTGTACGCGCAGGGGATGAGCAAGTTCCAAGGCGTCGCAGACGAACTCGCTAACAGTACGAGCGGCAAGTTCGCCGCAGCGCAACAGATCTTCAATGAGCAGATGGACGACTTCGGTGCGAAGTTTCTGCCTATTGTCAGCGAAGCACTTACCTTCTTGACAGAGGAAGCACTCCCAGCGTTCCAAAGGTTCCTAGAGGAAGTCGGACCAAAGATCGGCGCCTTCGTTGACGAGTACGTCCGACCGCTCGTGGATAATTTTGGCAAACTCTTTGATGTTTTGTCGGAGGGAGACGTCAGCATTATTGACGTGCTGTTCGTACCGCTTGAGATCATCCTCGGCTCCATCAACAGTCTAATCGTCGGAATCGTCGCTGGCATCAAGTTCATTCGAGGATTCGGTGGTGCGGCCGCGCTCTCTGCTTCTACCGCCGCACGCGACTACCAGACAGGCGGCTACGCTCGCGGCGACATGGGCGGCCAGTCCTCCTATCTGAACACCTCGCAGGGTCAGGGTACCTATATCTTCCCAATCTCCATCGGCACCGGCAAGGTCGACACTGTGGTCGCGGACTCAATCAGGAGAATCGGACCAGGACCTCGGCGAGGGCGCTAAGTGGCAAACCCATTCAGCCTGATCATCGCTGGAGTTGACAGCGGCGCCAACCTTCTGGACCTCCCTGCTCCGTCTGCGCTAGACACGCCGTACGTCGAGCTAGGATCTGTCTCACTCACGCTCTCAGGAGACGGAGACGGCGGCTCCATGAGCTTTGACGTCATCGAGAGGAAGACGCCTGGTGGAGGACCTTGGTGGAAGTCAGGAAACGTCTATGACAATGCTCGCGTCCAGTTCTTTGACAGCCGCTACAGCGCCACCACGCCGCTCTTCCTCGGATTCATCACCAACATCACCGGCACGATGCTGGAGAACGGCCTCGGCTCGCGTGCGAGCGTCACCGTCGCAGATGCCGACGAGTGGCTGACTCGCACCATCATCCGCAACGGCAAGACAGGCATCAGCGCGTCATCCCTTGTTGACTCGTTCACCATCGGCAACGACTCGTCAACTGACCAAGACATCAT